AGAGATGTCCCGCAGGGACGCCTCCATCGCCTTGCGGACGTGCTTGTCGTGGAGGTCGGGGCCGACCTTGGCGCGGAGGGCATCGAGGCCGGTCACCTGGACGGAGAAGGGCACTAGCCCTGTCTCACGCAGGCGGCCTGGGTGTCGTAGGCCAGGCTCCGGCCGGCGTTGGTGGCGAGGATGTGGTAGCGGGCGGTCCCGAGCAGGACCTCGTCGCCGGCCCGGACATCGGTGCCGAAGGGGGTGCGGAGCAGGTGGGTGGCCGAGCCGGTGGTGTCCAGCATATTGGTGCCCCCGCTGGGGTAGGTCTCCAGGCGGCAATTGACGTAGCCGAGGAGGGCGGCGGCGGCGGCACCGGCGTAGTCGGGGCGGTAGATGGCCGCCGAGTCGATGAGGTAGGACTCGGCCAGGGCACGGGCACGGGTAACGTCGATAGCCATCAGGTGAATAGCCGCGGGAGAACTAAGCCGGCGGCCCAGCAATTCGGGACCCGGGCCCGGGGGCTGGTGGCGGCGGCGCGCTCGCCGGCCGTCCCCGTGGTCGGGCCGGCATACTCCACCGCGATGTCGCCCACCCGCTCCGAGCGGATACCCGAGCTGGCGGCCGTGGCCAGGACCTGGGCGGGCAGGAGTCCGAGGGCGAGGGCGGTGGCGTCGGCCACGACGGCGGCCGGGTAGACGTAGCGGGAGACGGGCGTGGCGCCGGCGTGGGTGGCGGCGGTGGTGCCGTTCACCCCCCGCTGGCAGGTGAGATTGTTGGCGGAGATGGAGAGGACGTAGACCTGCTCGGCCTCGAGGAGCAGGGTATCGCCGGGGGAGACGAGGGTGGCGTCGGTGACGGGCACGATGGGCGCGGTGGGGATGACGCCGGCGGAGAGGGAGGCCCCGGTGGGCTCGGTGGCGTCCGAGTAGCCCCAGGAGCCGGTGAGGCGGACTCCCCCGCCGTAGATGTAGGCCGGGAAGGTGTAGCGGCCGCCGGTGGCGCGCACGACGCGGGAATAGGGCTTGCCCTCGACCGGGTTGTCACGGGGGTCGAGGTAGTAGTCGGTGGCCGCCCAGAGGGTGGTATAGGCGCCGGAGCCGGTGTCGGTGGCGAGCTCGGTGGCGGAGAGGAGGTCGGGGACGGCGACATAGCCGGGGCCGTCCGACTGGAGGGGGCCGCCGATACCGTCGCCGCCCATCTGGACGCGGGTGAAATAGCGGGCGGCGAGGTAGGTGCGGAAGGTACGGCCGCAGGCGGCGTCGACGGCGAGGGCGCCCGCCTCGGCCAGCCGGCGGAGCTCGGCGTCCGAGTGGCCGGTGGTGGCCGAGGGGGAGGCGGCCTTGAGGGTGGCGACCGAGACGTACGCGAAGGGCACGTCAAGCGCCCTTCTTGGCCGTGCCCTTCTCTACCCCGCCGGACTCTGCCGGCGTCTCGGCCGCTTCCGGGGCACTGGCGGGCGTCTCAGGGGCCGTAGCGGCATCCTCGGCCGGGGCGTTGGCCGAGCCCGGAGGTCCCGCATCTGGGGCGTCGCTATAGATAACGCCGGTCTCCTCGACCGGCTCGGGGGCGGGTTTCTCGGGCCGGTCCTTCTCCGTGGCTTCGGTGGTCATGGCGTCACCTCGCGGTCCAGGTTGGGGCGTAGGAAGTTCCCGTGTTGGAGTAGAGCCCGCCGGCGGTCGTGTCGATGAGCAAGGCCCCGATGGCGGCCCCGCGGCCGGTGGCGTCCACCCCCGGGGTGGTCACGGCCACGGCCAGGGTGGGGGCGGTGCCGGTCAGGCTGTTGGTGGCCGAGACCAGCGCGGTATCCCGACGGGCGTAGGCCCCGCCGAAGGTGAGCAGGATGGTGCCGATGCCGGCCGTGAGGGTACCGGCGGTGGGGACGATGCTCGCCGTCCCGAATTTGGCGTCCAGGGCGGTGACCATCGAGGCGAGCAGGGTGGCGTTGACGGCGTTCCAGGGGATGGCGGCGGTGGCCACGCCCTCGAAGGTGAGGGTGAAGCTGCCGCCGGTCGGGGTGCCGCCGATGGTGAGGGTCTGGACTTCGTTGGTGCCGGCCCCCGGTGCCCCCGCGTTCTGCAGGGGCGTGCCGAGGCCGAGGCCGTTGGCGTCTGCCATGTGGATACTCCTATCGGCTTAAGTAAGCGCGGTGACTTTTGCGAAGGCGCTCGGCCTGTACACACATAAAGTCAGGCGAGACTCGGCCTGTATCATGATTTTGTTTTCCGTGAAGAAGGTCGAGTGTTCCGTCGACACGGTGACGCCGACGTCCTCGCGACGCATGACCTGCGCCCAGGGGCGGGAGAGGATGAGCGCGGTGCCGGCGGCGAGGGCGGTGGTCTGCCGGAGGGGCAGGCCCCAGACGGTCTCCGGCCCGTTGCCGCTCGGGTGGCCCCAGATGTAGATGCCGTCGGCGGTGCGGAGGGTGGCGATGGCGGTCCAGTTGGCCGGGTTCATGACGATGGCGGTGGGCTCGGCGAAGCCGGAGCCGGCGCTGCCGCGCACCAGCTGCATTCCCCGATAGATGGCGGTCAGATTGTCCTCGGCGCCGCCCTTGGCGGTGCTCTGGATGGTGCGGTTGAGCAGGCCGTTGAGGTTGGTGCCGGTGTTGTCGCCGTTGAGGATCTGGTTCTCCTCCTGGCGACGCACGCCGAAGGCCATCCGGCCCTGCAACTGGCTCATCAGCCAGCCCACATCGTCCACGGACTCCTTGGTGGCGGGGATGTTGGTGGCGATTTTGCGGACCGTCTCCGTGCGGAGGGTGAACTGGTCGGTGGATTCCGGCTTGGCCACGCCCTCGGCGACGGTGGCGGCGGCGTTGGTGAAGGTGGTCTCTTCGTAGTACTCGATGGAGTTCGCGACGGTATTCCCCGAGTCGAGCAGGTCGGCGATGGTGCGGGACTCCAGGGCCATCTCGACCGGGTCGCGGCGATCGGCCTGGGCGCTCACATTGGCGAGGGTGACCAGGGTCTTGAAGTCGGGATAGGGCAGGTCGATGCTGAAGGAGGTACCTTCGCGGCCGGTGCGGAAGGCCCGATAGGGCTTGCTGTCCTCGAGGACGGCCTTGAGGGTGCGGCGGGGCTGGTAGCCGCCGCCGTTGCCGTTGCCGCCGGCGTGGACGGGCGGGCCGACCGGGTCGACCAACCGGCCCATCTCCCGCGCGTTCTCCGTGCGGACCATGTCCATCAGGGTGAGCCGGTCGAACTCCGCGCCGAGCGCGTCCAACTCGGCCCTGCGCCGCTGAATCTCGGCCACCTTCGCGGCGTTGTCGCCGCCGAGGCGGGTGATGCGGGACATGTCCAACTCGGGACCGGCCTCCTCGAAGATGGCGGCCATCTCCGCGCGTTTGAAGGTCAATTCTTCGCGAACTTCGACCAAACTACCGGGCATGGGTGTTCTCCTTCCCTTGGGGGGCGATATGGGCGGTACGACGCGCGAAGGCGTCGAAGTCGGCGCGGAGGGCGATGAGGTCGTCGGGCGGGACGGCCCGACGGCGGGCGATGGCCAGCTCGGGCGCGGCGCGGGCCAGGACGTGGTGGAGCGACTCGAGGACCTTGAGGGCCTCGGCCAGGGCGGCGGTGTCGGCGGCCTTGAGGCGGTCGGCATAACGAGAGAGGGCGCCGGCTATATCGGCGCCCTCTTCGGGTAGCGTCCGCGGGGTGGCTTTCCATGTTCGCCCTTTAGGGTCGGGGGGCGGGTCGGGGTCCTGCCCGGGACCGAGCTCGCCCATCGCCTCGGTCAGGATTTCCAGGAGGCGACGTTGCTGGGTGAGGGTGAGGCGGGCGCGGTGCTTCGTCTCCCTAAAGGCCGGGATACCCGAGGTGAGGGCGAGGTCGGGGTGGCCGGCCTCCAGCCACGCGACGGGCTCGGTCTCATCGTCCAGGACCTTCATCACCGTCACGCCCAGGGTGCGGGGTTCGGCCGGAACCGGCGTGCAGCTCAGCTCCGCCACCGGCCAGGACTTGAGGCGACCGCTGGCCTCGCGCTCGACCAGGTGGGACACGGCCCCGGTGGACCAGCCGAGCGCACCCGCCTTGGCGAGCTCGAGCACCCCGCTGGCATAGTCGGCGTTGCGGCGGATTTCCGCCTCGACCCACCAGCCGAGGTCGTCCATGCGGGCGCGGGCCACCTTGCCCAGGATGGTGCGGGCCGGCTCGCGCAGGCCGTGCTCGTAGAGGATGGGCACCCCGACGAGGCGGTCGGCCCAGACGTCGGTGCCGGCGTCGAAGTGGTCGCCGACGAGGTCCTTGCCCCCGAAGACGATGCCATAGCCGCCGAGCGTGAAGGACTCGGGCGTCTCGTCGAGGACCTTGATGGCGGTGTCGGGCATCAGTCACCCCCTTCCATTTCCAGGCGGCACCTACAATTTCCGGCGCATCGTTGGGTACCTGGCGCCACCCCGAGGGCGGCGAACTCGTCTTTGGTCCAGCTCCGGCCGATGAGGGCCAGGCAATCGGGGCAGCTGCTCCCGCCGTCCGGCCCGAGCCAATGGACGCGGGCCTCGGCGGGCATGCCGGCCATCTTGCCGGCCGCCCCGGCCTCGAGCGGAGCGGCGCTGTAGAGCCCCGCACGGGCGGCTATCTGGGCGGGCGTCAAACTATCCGCTTGGGCCACAAACTCGCCCAGAAACGCACCGTGGCGCACCAGGACGGCGTTGAGCTGGGCGGCCTCGGCGGGGGTGGGTTGCCGCCCTAGCTCGAAGCGGAAGGCGGCGGCCGAGGCGGAGCGTATCTCCGCTCCCATCATCCGCCGGAAGGTGATGCGGGAGAGGTCGCCGGCGGCGAAGCGGGCGCCCAGGTCGGCGAGGATTTGGCGACTGAAGTCGATGTTCTTGGAGAGGAAGGCCGCTCGGGCCTTAATCTCCGCGGTGGCCGTTGCCGTTACCGTTCCCCTCGACCAGGGCCAGCCGTTGCTCGAATAGCCGCTCTATCTCTTCAGGAGATAGAGCGGCTTCCCGCACGGCTCGGGTGGCCACGGCGGGCAGTTCGAGCGGGGACGGGGACGGGCCCAGCTCCGGCATGGGGGCGGGCACCGGCTCGGGGGTCACGCCGTACTCTTCCTTGGGCACGATGGTCGACTTGGAGGAGACGACAAAGACTTCATGCATCGGCAAGACTTCATAGCCCAGGTCCTTCCGGCCTTCCGCCACGGTGAGGATGGACGCCTGCACCAGCTTGCTGATTCTGTCAGCTTTCTGATTTTCATCCTCGCTCAAGGCCCGGACTTGCTCGATGGCGAACTCGACCTCGGCGCCGTCGGGGCCGAAGTCGGGCAGGAGCTGGGCGGTGAGGTCGGCCGAGGCGTTTCTCCACCTCGGCACCAGGCCGTCGTAGTAGGCGGCGGCCCGGGCCTCCTCGAAGTTGGCGAAGGTACTCCTATCCAGCCCCGCGCCCAGGCCGGCGACGATGGCGGGGACGCCCAAGAGGGCGGTGACGCGCTCCTCGGGCTTGCGGGAGAGCTGGCGGAGGTCCATCTGGGCGGGGGACCAGGCC